CTTGTACTAACCCCATTGGCCATGCAATTACTATAAAGTCAGCTTCAGGATTATTTTTGAATGGAGTATAACGGTCATAAGAACCTGGTTTAAACATTGAACCACCTCCGTATTGTACTATAATTCCATCATCAACATAAACTTTTTCACTATCTTTTTGTTTCTGTACATAGTCTTTTTGATTTAACGCCATCTCTTCAGGTAGTGCGTACCCTTTTTCTGCCGCCAATCTATTAATATTTTGAAATATGTTTAAAAGTGACGGTTGAGATGTCATTACTAAATCTTCCATAAAACCTGGTTTGTTCTTATAAGCTAACATAAGTTTGTTAGTTGCTAACCCTAAGGCCATTTTGTTTTTTTGAAGTGACTTATCTTTTTGTAATTTAAATACAAAATTCATAATATCTTGTGGTTTTAAACCGTACTTAGCAAAATCAGCTGAATCGACTGTAGATATTAATCTAATATCATCTGAAGTGAATATATCTTTAGGTGACATTATTTGAGATAACGTTTCAACATTGGAACGTGAAGACCTAAAAGATGTTGAAGTATCACCTTCAACTCCTGTTTGACTATCATGGTGGTCAGTATGTACGACAAACATTGGTTTACCGTGAGCAAAGTCCACTAAAACTGGCATTGTATCTCCGTTCGCATCTTGTTTCTTAACAGCAAACTCCTTATCCCCATATTGTATTATTTCAGAATCAACAACTTTAATTCCGTTATCTTCTAAATAATTTTTCATAGCCAAAGCGGTAGTTACACCGTCTAAGTCTTGATGAAAATATATTTTAGCTTTCTGATATCTTTTAGATAAATCTCCGATATTTCTTAATCCCGATTCTTTAATTAACTTTTTCATGATATAAACATATTACTTTCTTTTTTTCTTCTACTCTTAAGTCCATCATTTGAGGATTTATATAATAGAATACTTTCTGCTGCTTTTTTATTTTGACCTGATTTAAGATATTGTATAAATCTTGACATTCTAACTGAGTCACATCCAGTGTTAAAAACTAATGAGATTAAAGAATCAAACTGTCCTTGAGTTATCATATACGTTTTTAATCCCTTATCTTTCCATTCCCCTAAAAATCTTCTAACACAATCGGCAGCATCCGAAGCGTCTTTATAAAGTAATTCTAAGGACTGTTTTTTATTTATAACTAAATCCGCTTTTACGTCTTTACCGGTATGACCGTAACCTATTGTCCACACATCACTAGTGTCTTTATATGCCTTTAATAAAGGTTCTTTTATGTTACCAATTGGTTTTTTTGGGTCACCTTCTTCAAATTTAATAAAGTCCCAAAAGTTTTGGCTAGCCCTCATTTTAGTACCGTCTTTTTTGTCACTTTCATTCTCTATTAAATACATTTTACGTATTTGAGATGTTTCTGACTCATTTATAAATAATTTTGACATAAAAACTTTTATTAATAAATATCTATAATAACAAAAAACCCCTTACTTTGTAGGGGTTTCAGTTATTTTAGACTTTAATTTCTCGTATGCTCATCTAAGACTAACTTTAGTTGTTTCTGTTCAGTTTGATATTCTTTTAATCTTTCTCTAGCAACTTCACAGTAATTTTTACTAATTTCTAAACCAATCCAAGGTCTACCCAACATTTCAGCCGCTAAACATGTTGTTCCACTTCCATTAAATGGGTCCATTATTACATCTTCTTTATATGAAAGAATCTTAATGGCCCTATATGGTATATCTAATGAAAAAGTAGCCTTGGTTTTTTGTCTTGTGTCTGCAAAATAATTCCATTGACCAAACACTAAAGACATAAAGTCTTTTTTGTCTTTATCTTCGTAAACCAATTTTTTTCTAAATTCTCCTTCAATCTTTTCATTTGGAACCATTTGAAATTCACCCTTCCACTGTGGTGTACCTTTAACGTCTTTCTTGTGTTTTTTCTTGTAAGCTAAAATAACACACTCTTTAGGGTTATATATGTATGGTGAAGATGGACTCATCCAACTACCCCAAGCAGTTGTCTTTGAACGATGAGGTGAATCTTCTTCTAAATCTACAATACCAAAGAACCCAAAACCGATTTCTTTCATAATCATCCAAATCTCAGCGGAAAAATAAATTCTACCTCCTTTTTTTTGTCGATTAATTTCATAAGGAATATTAATCGCTATACGACCATCGTCTTTAAGTACTCTATAAGTCTCTCTTAACCATTCTCTTGTAAATTTCCAATACTCGGCAATTTCTTTATCGTCATCCCAATTATCATAATCAATACCAACACCGTAAGGTGGACTAGTTACAACTAAGTCCACTGTTTTTTCGGACATCTCCGACATAAGTTTACGGCCATCACCGCAATAAATTTTATTTTTCTCCATTTTTTTCAATTATTTTTATTCTTCTATCTAAATAAAATAACGCCTTTTTTAAATCTTGTACAGGTGGATTATCATCTTTTTTTCCACTTCTAACTATATATTTCAATACATTAAATAGATACGCGTCTTTATCTAATCCTGTTGCTTCCGCTATTTTTATAACCTCATATTGGTTATCTTTACCCCCATAATAGTCAGGATGGGAAATTAATTCTTTACTCATTACCTTTAGTTTTTAAAACATAATAATCATTAGAATGACTGCTCTCCTCAATCATACCATTTTTAATTAATTTAATCAATATTTTTCGAGTATTTTCTATTGAGTCTCTTAAAATATAAGTAGATATATAATCAATATGAATTGGTACTCTAAGTTTACCTGTTAATTTATTGATAGCTGTTGTTGTGATTTCAATTTTTTCGTCCATGATATTATATTTTAATAATTAATTTTCCAGTTACTGTAAGGTATCATACTATGAGGATGTCTTTCAAAAAAACTTTTATGTACGAAAGTATATTCATTTTCTTGTTTCTTATCAAGATAAGCTCCCCAAAAAGAAAGTGTCGAATTAGAAAGAATATGTTTATCACACATACTCATCATATGAACTGCAATATACGGGTCTTCATCAATATAAACAAATTTTTCTTTAGGAAACCCTAATTTATTTACAAAATGTTTGGCTGAATCTAAATTATCTGAAAAAACAAGTACTTTGTGGTCCTCACCTTCATTATTTAAAATTTTAGTAACCCATTCTTCAGGTATTAATTTTATATCAAAAAAATTATCTTGACGACCACCACCCATTCTTAAATGAAGAGAAATACTCTTGTCGAATAATCTCCCATAATGATATTCAATATAATTACTTATGTTTTTATCTAATGTAAATAATTCTAAAATGTAGTCTCTTTGGTGATGCCAGTATAGTTTATTAAAAAAGTATCCCTGAAAGAGATATGGAGGTTTTACTTTTTGTTTTAAATCGTAGTAAACACCTCCCTCACCAGTATCTATATCCCATGCTAAGCTTTGGTCAAACCACCATTGAAATGCATTTGGTCTACTATCAAACCATGGTAATTTAGGATACACATCACCAAAAGATATATGTGGGTCTTTTAATATGTGTCCACCCCATGGGTCAAAATGTATATTTCTACCCTCTCTATTAAGATGGGGATTAGGTTTAGAGCTTTCTGATTGATGAGTTGTCCAATAACCAATTAAAGGGTCGTACCCCATTTCTTTAGCATAAACCATTAAAGTGGCCGCTTGAAACATCATATTACCTAAACCACCAGCTAATAATACTGATATTGTATTATCGGTAATATTTACATCTTTAGGATTTTGTAGACTCATATATTAAACTTCTTTAATTAAAACCCATTTATTTTCAGAATTTAGTTCTACACTTAACACGTATTCCTCATTCCACATTTCAGGTTCAATTAAAGATAAGAAATATTTTCCATTATCTCTATAGTATAAGTGATAAGAGTGACCTATCACAGGCTCAAAAGAAAAGTCAGAACTATAAACAATTTGATTTAATTTAACTTCATCAACTAAGTTATTATATTCATCAACTAATTCCTGATATTTTTTATTAAATTTAGTTTGTACTTTTTGAACATTTCTTTGTTTATACGATGATATATCTTCTATTTTAATTGATGGTGCAGATAGACTACTACCATAAGGTAAGATATTGGCGTGATATTTTTGGTTTTCTTCATCCCATACAATATGGTCGGGTTTTTTAATTTTAGTATTCATTTATTTAACCTTTTAATTCTTGAATTTTAATTGTTTGAAAAATATAATTCATTATTTTTCTTTTACTTATTGATAATATAGAACCTTCTAACGGAAACTTTTCCTCATATTTAACTCTAAATATTGGGTAATTATTTTCAATATTTTTTAATATTTCATCCTCACTTAAACGATTAATTGGTAATACATAATTATTTTTAATCACCCTTACTATCTCCTCTTTTTTTGTAACATCCACTACGTCTCCTTTATATATTAATTTAACCCAACACTTATTTTCATTAGTTTTATTAGTTAAGGTACCAATTTTATATTGGTAAACATATAAAAGTTCGTCATATATTATGTAAAAAAATCCAACTCCTGGTTTTGTTTCAATTTCTTTGATATTGTTATACACGTTTTTAATCAAAACATTATCATAAACTAATGACCACATAGATTTACCAACTAAAAATAAATCAGTTAACTTATCCTGAGAATATTTAATGATTTTTTTAATCTCTTCTAACTCATCTTTTTTATAACCTAATTGTATATATTTTAAATCGTTAATTAATATTTCATCATCAATATCTTCAGGTTCTCTTCTAAGTCTAACAAATTTTCCTTGTTCTCTAATGGCACCAATATTTGCTAAGTGTATTGCTAACTCCTGAAAAGAAGGATATATTTTAAAATCCTCGAAGTCTTTATTAACTTTATTAATATAGTCTAATAGAACGTATTGCTTATGTTCTAAATCTATAGGTTCTTGAAAAATCCAATCGGTATTTAATCTCATATTCTCTTTAGTCTTCCTTGTTTCCAAACTTTGTAGTTGGGTCCAATCTTGTACCTAAAATAAGGCGAAGTATCGGCTCTGTAAAGACTAACGAGTCCAGCATCTTTCATTGAACTGAACATTGTTGAGAGATATCCTGAAAATGTTACTTGTTCAGGGTCTTTTTCTAAGACATTGAGTAAGAAGTCTCTCTTACTGGCTGGTTCACCTTCATTTGTTTGGTCAATAATATATTCTAAAAATTTAATATAAGCATTGTCAGGGTTAGTACTTTCAAATCGATAGTTTGATTGAGAATTTATAGGACTCCAAAATTTAAAACCTTCTTGATTACCCACACTTAATTCTTCATGTAATTCAGTAATAAAGAAATCAAATAAATCTCTAATGACTTTATAGTTGGTGTGTACCGTATTTTTACTTAATAAAAATTCTATATCATATGGGTCTGAATTCATATCAAGATACTCTACCATTTCATACATAGGCCTTTTATCTAAAATATTACTTTTTGGACCGTAAAATATTATTTCATCACCATCATCACTTACCTTAATGATAATACTTTTTTCACCGTATTTAGCTACGACAAGAGTGTCATTCGCTCCTGAATCCATATTTCCCAATATATGAACTGACTTATCGTACAATACGTATCTTCTAATTTTACTAAAATTAAAATTATTAGTCCTTAAAAGTTTGACTAACATACTTTTTTGATTTTTACTTTTGTCAAACTTATGATTTTTTTCAATATCTTTTTCAACAGAATCAAAGGCCGGATTTCTTTTTAAAAAATCTAAAAGATTATCGTTAACATTATCTTTAGCATCATAAAGTTTAAACCTATTACTCATCACATCGTAATGAATAGCAATTTTATAATAGTCATTATCTTTATTTAAATTTTTAAATATGAAGTAATATAAAGGACCTCTTCCAAAATAATTATCAAATTGATTACTTTGCTTGGCAGATGTACACCATCTGGTCCCTTGGCCATAATAACATGAAGATTTTTGACTAAGTGGTTTAACTATTAAAACTTCGGCGTCTTCATATACTTTGGCGGTACCTGATTCTAATTTGGTCTTTTCTTCACTTTTAGTGTCCCCGTAAACTTCTAAAGTATCAATTAGGTCCTGAATGTTTTTATATTGATTAATGTCTTTATCTTGTAAGTTTTTTCTTATTCTATCAAACTTTTCAATATAATCGATTACGTTATCTAAAGAAATAATTGTATTACCAAGGTCATCAAAATTTCTTTTAAGTACCCAATTTACATATTTATAATTTGTTTTTTTATTAAATTCATGGTCTAAAAATTGCTCAATAGTTTTTTGTAGTTCTGGATTTTCATTAAATTTACTTAGGATGTCATCTCGTCTACCTTCATTTAATATGTCTCCATATTTTTTTCTATGTGGATTTTGTACTTCCGATAAATTTTGTAATGTTTTTCTAATTGAATCTTTGAAATTATTTAGATGTTTTACACCTGTTTTGTTATCTCCTGATTCTATAACCTTAATAAGATGTAATAGATGTCCTCCTTCGGAATTATAGTTAACGTCTTGAAATGATTTGAATAAGTCTTTCATTTTTTTTATTGAAGTTTTTAATGTGATTTTTAAACCAGCTTTAAGCATACCATCATAATCAAAATTATCTGACCACATATCACCTAATTTATAAACCTCGTTAGTATTCATTTCAATTAAATTTAATAACTTCATTATTCTGTTCTAAAAACGTGATACCAAGTATCGCCTATCATTACTTCATTATCGTCCCCATCATAACTACCAAGAGAATTACCCACACCATCGCTATCAATTGCTGACTCAAATAATGCATCTTTATCAACATAGTCATTTATATCTAAACCATAATCGGTCATACTACCCATCATATCATACATGGCATCATCAACTCTACTATTTGTCATATCTTCAATTTGTTCCTCTGTTGGTTCACCTTCAGGGTCAGATTCAATATCTGTTATTTCATCATCTATTTCATTCCATCTATCTTCAGCTAATTCTACCTCATCTTCATTATATATGTCATCCACATTTTTAGTTATCTCATCTAACTCTTCAGCTTCTTCTTTTAATTTAGCTACTTGAGATTCTTGTTCGTCTGATAGTGGTAAGTCGTCTGTATCAAAATATGATTCATAATTATTATTTACATCATCTTGAAACATATCATAAAAATATTCTCTAACTTCCTGCTCATCAATATGACTTTCAACAAACGAGTTACTCCATCCGTCAGCCCCTTGGTCATCCCATAGTCCTTCCATATATTCTTTAGCCGCTTGCCATACTTCATCCCACGTACCAACAGCAAAGGTTATTCCAGTATCATCATCACCTATCCATTCAAATGTTGGTAAATCATAATGACTATACTGTGACGGGATTAAATCATATA